TCCAAAACTGGCTTGTACTACTATTAGATACTTTTAATGCAATTGATCTAGCACGTGCTCGTGTATCAATTTTTTGTGTACTTGATGATACAGTAAATGGCCCAAGTGATGAACTAGCTGCAGTATCGTTAGGAAAATCTTTTAAGTTTAATGTAACAACACTATCTCCTGTTTGTGATAAAAAATCTGGTAACACTCTTCTAATTTTCATCATAAACTCGCCGTCACCCTCTAATCCATTTTGACCTATGTCAAAATCTCCAGATTGTATGTTTGCTGTAATAGAACTTGTTGCTCCTTCTTTAATTTGATCTAATCCTTTTTCGTGTTCAAAGTATGTTGATGTACCATCCGTGCATCCAACAACATGATCTTTACCAGATGCAGCTGTTGTAGCATTTGGATTATATTCCGTTGCGTGGGGTTGACCAAACACTGCAGAATCCTGCCATGCAGATCTTGCTAAAGTACCCACTGTCCATACCGGTCTTTCAGCTGTTGAATCAAGATAATTATAACAAACCATACGGTTCACGGTCCCTGATCCAGAGTTAGGGTAAAACCACATAACTTCACCAAACAAATTATTTAACCCTGCATTAATATGTTGTTTTGGAATTGTATTAATATCATCGTAAACGTGATCTTCTACTAAACATGCAAGTGATTCTAGTTTACCTGTGTATCTAAAGAAACCGTTTTCTGACATCCAGTAAGCAGAACCATCTACTTCTACCGCTGCATTCTTACCAATCAATCCACAGTTTGTACCAACTTGTTGAAATGAAAAAGTAAAAGGTGCACCAACAAATCTCATAATGAATAAAGCTGTGTCAGTCCAAACGTAGATTGCATCACGACCACGAATTGCTCCTACAATTTTAGATCCATCTGCAAGTCTTTGTGTACCCGCTGTGTTAGTAGCTGAAGGTGCATATGATGTTGTTGAATCAATATTTTCTTGATCAGAAAATCTAATAAACATTTCGTCTCTTGTAGATTTAGTTCCAATTGTAGTCTCTGTTCCAAAAAATATTAAGTGCCTGTCAGGAGTTGATACTATACTAAACGCTGATGATGTTGGAGCATTAGGAAGTAAAGTTGCTCTAGTTTCTGTAGCTGTTGTAGGATCAGAATCCCACTCAAAAGTTTCTCCACCTGATATAGTTGCAATAAGTTTATTACCAAAATTATCTAAGGACCATAATCCAGGTGCTGTTACAATGTCTCCTGATGTAGTACCATTCCATGTAAAGAAATTTGATGCATCTGTTACTGTTGCGCCACTTGAGTGTATTGCTGCAGTTGTCCCGTTTGCTCCTCTTGTTAATCCAGATAATGTACCACCACTATTTCCAGTGTAAGTAATTAGTTCAGAACCAATTTGTACGGTACCCGATGAAGGAAATGATGTTGAACTTGCCATAGTCAATGATGTTGCTGATGCGTTAATACCTGATGAAAGCGTAGATGTAAACTGTCCTTGTTGTACACCACCCCATGATCCAAGACCCCATCCTGTTGTTGCAACTTCTACTGCTGGTCCAACTGAATAATAAAGTTTTACTCTAATACCACCTGATGTACTTGCACCTGCTCCTGATTCGTTAGATGCCATTGTAACTGTCAGTGTAGTAGTTGTTGGTATACTTGTTACTTGAAATTTGTTGTCATCAAAATCCCCTGATAAAAAACCAGAGTTAGTAATACTTGTAAAATTATCTAATAAAATAATATCACCTTTGTTTGCATTGTGTGCTGAAGCAAAAGTTAATGTTACAGTTGCAGATCCATTAGTTGTACTAAAAGCATTTGTTAAAGTTGTAGTAGATTTAATCGGATGTATGTCGTAAAAAATACCACCAGAGTATGCATACAATATTCTATTTGTACCAAGAGCTGAAAACTTAATACCACTAGCATTTACAAAATGATGCAGTGCAGTGTTACGTCCTGTAATATCAACTGATCCTAGTTGAGCCCAACCACCTATTTTTTCTGGTGTACCATATCTAAATCTAACATTGTCACCATCAACCCATTGGCCTTCGCCACCGGTTGCTGTAACTTGTTTGTTAAATCCTGGTTGAAAATTTACTTTTTGTAACATAATATTTACCTTGCGTTAGTAGGCACTCCTTTTGAATTTACAAATGGTGATTCGGCAAATGCCATGTAGACAAAAACTCCACCATCTGTATTAAGGTGAGTTGATGCTGTTGTAAGTTTAAAACCATTACTTAATAAATTACATCTACCAGCCGCACCTTCTGCTGTATCAGCATTTGCATAAATTGTATCGTTAGATTGGTTAAAACCATCTCTTTTGTTATCAAACATTTCCCAATTTTTTGCCGCGGCACTTGCTTTAATCATAACAAAAGCTGGTTTAAATCCTGTGTAAATAAAGCTTCCATCGGCACTTCCATTACCTGTGTAGCTTTTAAATTTTGAGTAACCTTGTTTACTAGTCCATAAATAAACAAGTATCCCTGAATCAGTTTCATTTATATTTCCATTATTACCTACTGAAAAAACACTTGTTGTTGGTTCGGTGTCGTTCCATATAGTTGATCCAGTTCCAAATGCTCCTGTTGTATTTGATTCTGCTGTTTTAGTTGCACCTAATGCTCCATGTTGCGTATGCCAACTTTCATCTTTTTCTCTGTTCTTAATCCAAAGCCATTCAGGTTTTGCAGAAAGTGAATGTGATATTGTTCTTGCAGTTTGATTTCCCGTAAAAGTTACAATATCAAAACCAGAAGTTGCAGATTCTTTCCAATTCCATGATACATATGTTTCAGTGTTTGCATTTGCAATAGCATCTGCACCTAATGTAAATCCATCACTTCCAAAAGCTGTTAAAGAGGTACTTTCTGTACTTTCAACTTGGCCTAAATTAGAAAATAATCTTTCACCTACACCAGATGTTGTATTAAAAAGTGTGTGGTTGTCGGCATTACTTCGCATTTTTAACCAGACAAAATCTGGAGATAGATTAGAAGTGCCATCAAAAGTTATGGCATTTGTACCACCATTTCCAGTATAAAGTTTTGTTTGAAAAAATTTTTCTGGATCGTCTATTGTTGTATAAGCTGCCATTTATCCTCCTGTCTCCGCTAAATTTTTTGTACAAAAAGCAAGATATCCTGACGGTGGTGCTGTTTTAAAATTTCCAAAACCATTTCCATCCGCATTACCCCCACTTTCACTATAAAATGGAGAGCCAAAATTAACCTTTGCGTCTAATCCACCTGTTGTTGATGTATTTGATACATTAGCAAATATTGGTCCAAAATCGCTTAAAACTGCTCTACCATTTGTAAATAATTCTGATATTGCACCAGTTCTACTTGAACCAGAACCTGGATTACCACTATTCATATAAGTTCCATCTTTAGAAATATATAGAGCATGATTATCCATATCTAAAGCAAAACCTAAAATAGATCCAGCTGATACAGATACAACACCTGTTGTAATAATTTGATCCCCTGATCTAAAATCTGGTACATTTTCATAATAATATACTGCTGAAGGTTGAAGAGCCGTACCATCTACCATAATACCCTCATGGCAAACTCCATAAAAACCTTTACCAACAGAATTAGTTTCTACTTCAAAATACCATTTACCAGCTGATACTCCAAAAGTTGATCTTGCAAATCCTTTATTACCACTTGCTACTTGATAATATAAACTTCCCTCTGTTAATGTACTTTGAGTATTAGCAGTTGAATTATGGTAAAAATCAAGACCATTTAATGTTGCAAAATTATTTGTGCAAGTGTCAATAGATTGATCAATTAAAGTTAAACCAGAAGATGTTAAATGATTACCTGTTCCACTAACATCTGCACTAATTAAATTACTTGCTTTAGATTGAATTAATAAAACTGTATCACTATCAGAAGTAAAAGCTGCTGAAGGTGCTGTAAAATTACCTGTATATCTTGCTGTGCTTGATAATCTTATTTCATCTAAAAAACCTTGAAAATCGTTAGCTCCAGCTGCACTTTCCCCTATTGTTGGAGTTCCAGCAGAAACTTGTGAATCTGTACCAACATCTTTTTCTGTGCCTACAGCAGTTCCATCACGATACATTTTACAACTAGAACCATTTCTAACTACTGCAAAATGTGTCCAAGTATTTAATGCTATAGCAGAACCATCTTTTGGTAAATCATTGCCACTAGCTATTGATGTATCATACCATTCAAATGCACCATTACCAGTGCTGTTAAATTCTAAATTAAAACCATCATTATCATCTGATGCTCTTGTTTCAAAAATAGCCGCTTTACCAGACGCTGTTTTATAAACCCAAAATTCAAAAGTAAAATTACCTGTTCCAAAATCAAAATCTGTGCTATCTGCAATATCTAAACTATCACCTGTACCATCAAATTCTATACTTGATCCTCCAAATTTTGCTTGAGTAAATGAATGATCTACACCACCTGTTACTGATACTGCTCTAGCATCTGGACCACTGTCAACAAATGCTGTACTAGTTCCATCTGCTTCAAAATCAAGGTAAAATCCATTCGTACCAAATGTTAAACCAGATACATCTTTTGGTTTCCAAATTGTTGGGCTGTCAGAATCAAATTCACCAAATACATCAACAGGACTAGCAGCAGAATTATTTTGATAAACTGTTTCTGCCATATAATAATTTGCATAGTTTGAATCTTCACCACCTCTACCTACTTCTATTATATGAGCATCACCCATTGTTGATGCATCATTTTGATCTGGATTAGTTTGTGTAGCAAAAGAAGTTTCTCTTACACCATTTACCCAAAGTTGTATTCTATCTCCAGCAGTTCCACTTGTTGTGTTCCAGATAAAAGTTAAATTATACCATGCTCCGACATCTCTAAATTTTCTATTAGTAATTAATTTTCCTTGATCTGCATTACCATCTATATCAAAAAATAGTATTTTATCATTAGAATCAAAATAAGCCCAAGTTGAATTATTACCATCGTTTCTAGAAGTAAATATATATTGACTAGAACCTAACTTTGTTCTTTTAATCCAAGTAGAAAATGTCCAAGTAGTCAAAGATCCTGCACTTCCAGGTGTTTTGTGCATATAAGCATTGGTATTAAACCTAACAGAATTAGCTACTTCATAACCACCAGCTGCTTTTATGGAGTTAGTTCCAAGAATCAATGGCATATTAAGATCCTAATTTTGGGAATTCTCCTAATGGTCTTTCAAAGACTTTAGGGTCCCCTTCATCGGCTGTATTAACATATGTATATAAAGTTTCAATCGCTGCCGTGTTTGATGCATTAGTAATTAATGTTTCCATTGCTGCTTGTTTAGTTCTAATACCATCTCTCCATGTTGTAATAGCACTAGGGATAGCTGTATTTTTTTCTGCTTTACGAGTTATATACCAATCAGTTTGATTTAATAAACCATTTGCTTGAGATTTAATAGTTTGAATAAATTGATATTTTAATCCTCTATTTTTAATAGTATCTGTATCAGATCCTGTTGGAGCTTTACCAGCGTTAATTTCAGATTGTGTCCAAGTAGTATCTGCATGTGGTTTATCTGTAGCATCACCATAAGTTGCAGTTACAGTTCCAGCATCT